TGAAGAAGTCTCAGAAGAAGAGATGGAGGAGTATGAATACTCCGATGAGCAGAAAGAGATGGCAAAAGAACTCGTCAAGGCTATGAAAAGCGGAGATGAGGAAGCTGTTTTAATGGCAATGCACGGAATTGTGATGAGCTATGACTGATTTGGTCTCCCTGACAGAACTGAGGACTCTGACACGGCAACGTGCAGATATGGAGAATAGTCAGTTCGTGACAGATACGGAACTTACACGGTATCTGAACAACTCCTGGGGTGAGTTGTATAATCTGATCGTTGAGAACTTCAACGAGGATTACTACACCACCTCGACTACGATCTCCCTGAGTTCTGGCACGGATTCCTACAGTCTGCCATCAGATTTCTACAAAATGAGAGGGGTGGATTTAGTGGTCACTTCCACTGAATCTGTCCCACTCAGACGTTACAACTGGAGCAATCGGACACGGAACTCCCTCACGGTTTATGCAAGGGACTACCGATACCGTGTTCAGAGGAAGTCCATTGTCTTCACACCCACCCCGTCAACATCGGACAGTGTGAAGCTATTCTACATCCCGTCACCAAGAAAACTGGAGTCTGTCACTCCATCTGCAGTCACCAGAGGAACTACCACCACCTACACGGTGAGCAGTCACTCCTTCGTTGCAGATGATGTAGTCAATGTCTCCAACTTTCTGGCAGACGATTACAACTCTCAGCAAACGGTGCAGTCTGTGACATCCACAACGATTGTCACGGATCTGAACTCTTCTGCACTGTCTGACCCCACCTCCATTGGCACAGTAGAGTCAGTCTTTGACTTCTACTCAGGGTGGGATGAGTACGTCATTATCGATTCTGCAATCAAGATGCTTCTGAAAGAAGAAGCAGATGTCACTGCACTGTTACTGCAGAAGAATCAGTTGAGGGAGAGGATCATTACTGAGTCCCAGAACCGGGATGCAGGAGAACCTCAGACCGTCACAGATGTGGTCAGTTATCAGAAGTTCTATTACGCATGAGCAGAATCAACTTCACACAACTCTATACTGGAGATTCTTCCAGTGACCAAGTGCAGGGGTACATTGCAACTGCACTGCAACCTCTTCTGCAACTTCCTTTTTCATCAGGAACCCGTGTGCAGGATGTTGAAGTCACTACTTCAGATACCTTTGTCAATCATGGTTTGGAGAGCACTCCAGAGGGGTTCATTGTCCTGAAATCCAATGCTGCCCAAGTGGTCTATGAGTCAAGCACTGAAAATGACTCACCAGACAGGTTTATCATTCTCCGTGCAGGAGGGACAGTCACGGTGGATTTATTCTTTTTCTGAGGTCTTATGGCAGTCACAAACGGAACCAACATTACTGCAATTGAAAAACCTGAAGTTGGAGTAGACACAGGTCCAGGTTGGGCAACCTCCATTAACAACTCCTTAGATGGGATTGATGGACATGACCACACCACCAACAAGGGTTCTCGCATCACTCCTGCAGCAATGAATATCAATGCTGATCTGGAAATGAATAGCAACGATCTCACAGAGGTCAGAACGCTATCGATGGATTCCACCTCAGACACAACCACGGCAGACACCAGAGCAATTTATGTCAGTGGTTCTAATAATCTGCATTACCGAAACGGGTCTGGTCAGGATGTCCAAATCACGGATGGGACTTCCGTAGTGGGTGCAGCAGGAACCATTACAGGCATGGGATCTGATGCAGGAAACCAAGCAGGGGCCAGTTACACAGACGGGTCCAAGGCATTCAATTTTTTTACAGATTCAGGAAATACCGATTTTGGCAAAATGAACCATTCGGATCTGAATCTTTACAAATTCAGTGATGACAATACCGCAGATACCGATTTTGTGACTTTGCAAACCTCTTCAGGTGTATCTGGTGCAGGAGGGACCATCACGGTTCCAGGTGAAACTGGAACGATGTTGACAACCGCAACCAATTACAGTGGTGGAGATTTGCAAGTCCAGGTCACAGGAACGGGCAACCAGATTGATATTGTTACCACGGGAACAAGTGGAACTTGCGACATCAACCTGACCGTAGCAACGGGGCAGAATGTGAAGGTGACGATTGGGACTGCAACCGCAGAATTTGCAGATGATGGATCTGGAAACATGACCCTTACTCTGAGTTAAGACATGGCTAAATTTGCAGCAAAAGATAGCAACAAAAACATCACGTTATCACCTCACGGAACTGGCAAGGTTGTAGTCGGTACGGGAGCAGCAGATGCAACCGTGCAAAGTGATGGAAATCATAATTTAGTTTTACAGACGGGAAACTCTACAACTGGATCGATTTCTATTACAGATGGTGCAGATGGTGACATAGCAATATCACCAAACGGGACGGGGACCGTTGTAGTTAATACAGATTTAGACGTTGATAATATTAATATTAATGGCAACGCAATAACTTCAACAAATACCGATGGAAATATTGATTTAACACCTAACGGAACGGGTGAAGTAAATATTTCAAAAGTAGACATCGATGGTGGAACTATCGATGGGGCAACAATCGCAACTTCAGATGTGACTGTTGGATCAGGAAAAACATTAGATGTAAGTGCAGGAACACTAACAACGTCCACGGCTCAAAAACAGGCTATCGTAGATGGAGCAACCATTGCTGCAGGGGATATTACAACAGGGACTTTTAGTTCTTCAGTTATTCCCAATTTGGCAGGTGATAAAATCACCAGTGGTACATTAAGTAGTACAGTCCAAAATAATATCACAAGTTTAGGCACACTTGCTTCAGCAACGATTTCTGGTGACCTTACAGTAGATACAAGCACTTTGAAGGTAGATAGTTCAAATAATCGGGTAGGTGTTGGTGAAGCATCGCCAGATTTACATTTGCACGTTTCCCATAGTTCCGCCAATGCAACTGTTGATGATAATTCATCAAGTCATTCTTCAATAATGCTTCAAAACACTTCAAATTCCGATGGGAATTATTCAGGTATTTGGAACCAAGATAGTGGTACTGCGACAAATGCTGCAATAATTTTTAAAAACGTCAGTCACACAACTAACACTTCATCAATACACTTCCTGACTAGACCATCAGGTTTAGCTACACAAGAACGGGCAAAAATAACTTCGGCTGGTCATTTTAAGGCATCAAGTGGTGACAATTCAGGAAGTGATACTTGGTCTGGTGATTCGAATGGTCATGTGTTTCACATTAACACTGGTGACCAAGCAATGTCAGTTGAAAATTCACATGATCAATATCCTTATGGAATGCTCATTGATTTTTCAGATGCTGATCCAAATAATTTAACAAATTGGTATTTGTTTTGCCGTGATGGAGATAACGATGCAAAAAATATAATTTTTTCTAATGGTGATGTCAGAAATGTAAATGGGACATACACAACATTTTCAGATGAACGATTAAAAAATAATATTAGTAAAGCAAGTTCACAATGGAACGACATCAAAGCACTTAACTTTAAAAAATTTAAGTTGAAAAAATATGGAGAAGATGCTCCATATCATCTTGGATTGATAGCACAAGAAGTTGAAAAAACATCTCCACATTTAGTAGATGAATCACCACCAACCGAATATCATATTGAAAAACTTGGTTTTAAAAAAGATGAAATGGTTAAAGGTTTAAAGCAATCAATCTTATATATGAAAGGCATGGTAGCTTTACAAGAAGCCATGTTAAGAATTGAAACTTTAGAAGCAAAAGTAACTGCACTTGAAAACTAATAATGCAATTAACTAAAGAACAAGTAGACACTCAAATCGCAAAATTACAACAAGAAATTCCACAAATGCAAAACCAACTTCAGCAATTATTTGGTTATAGACAGGCATTAGTTGAAATGGAAGAAAATGAATTAGAGGCAGATGAAATAGATGATTAAGGTTAAAAATATATTTTGCTTTGTTAGCAGTTAAAATAATACAAAAATAACTTAGTGATGCCACTGCAAAAAGCTCTTGTCCCTGTTGATATCGTTGCAGGATTAGATACCAAAACAGATGAAAAACTGACTGCAAAATTAACAGATTTGCAGAATGGCAGATACACGGTTGGCAGTCAGATTTCTAAGCGTTTAGGCTACACCTCAATGTCTCAAGATATTGCAGGGTCAACGTCTAAATTGACAACGGGTGACGGGTTAACCTCGTTTCAAGATGAACTTTTAGAATTTAGTGGTTCCAAACTATATTCTTACTCCAACGGAATCACCAAATGGGTGGACCGTGGTAGTTATTTAAGCCTGAAAGTAAACGCTACGGATGTAGTCAGAAACACCTCAGAGGTCAGAAACCAAGATAGTTGTATCGCATCAGGATTAATTCTTTACGCCTACGAGCAATATGACACTAGCGGTTCATTAGAGGGAGTATTTGCAACGGTTGTAGACCAGACTTCAGGTGCAGTTTTACAGTCTGAAACACTTATTGACTCAACCGCAATCAATCCCCGTTGTATCGGTGTAGGTCCAAACCCAACTCTTCTCTATGTGGATACATCAACATCACCGTATTCTATCAAAATTATCCAAGTTGACATCACAGATCCCACGGTGTTTAAAACTGCTGCAACCGCAGTTTCTGATGTTGATACCACTAATCCCAACATTGATGCTGCTCAGTACAGTGAAGATCCCACCACAGGGTCAGGAGTATTTGCTTACAACGTAAATGGTGCGACTAAGGTAAAAGTTGGTTTTGTCACTGCAAGTGGTCAGGTGGGCAGCCCAGCAAACGGATTTACTGCACCCCAGGAAATAGCTAGTGCAGATGCAACGGATGGAGTTGCAATCTGTTCAGATCAAGTCAATACATCCTCAACCACAGTGGACCGCATTTATGTTGCTTATAACTCAACTGCATCAAGTCAGGGTCTGATACTTAAAAAACTGAATGGTGTTTTAACGGTTGAGGATACAGAAACCATACAAGCCACAAGCACCAAGATTGATGGGTGTAGTTTGTTAATGAAGCAAGATGGTGATCTTCAGATTACATACACTCTGAACGCAACGAATACTTACGATCACAAAATCAGAACTGCAGTCTATGACCCTGCAAGCACTGCAATCACCAGTGCTGCTGCAGACATAAAGTTGAGTGTAGGTCTTGCATCCAAGATGTTTGAGTACAACTCCAAGGTCTACTTTATTGCAGTCCATGACACAGACCTGCAACCTACCTATTTTGTCATTGATACCACAGGTTTGATTGTAGCAAAGATGCTTCCTGGGACTGCAGGAGGGTTACCCAACAAGACTCTGATGCCCTCAGTGGTCTCTGGGACTTCAGGAATCTTTGAGTTTGGTGGTCTGGTCAGGACACGTTTAATCTCCAAGAACAACGATCTGTACTCTCTGGCAGGAGTCTCCAGAATGGAACTGGACTACACCTCAGTCGAGAGATTTGAGTCTGCAGAACTTGGGGAGAATCTTCATGTGGGTGGTGGGTTTATCTCCATGTATGACTCACAGGAGATCACAGAGATGAACTTTCATCTGTATCCTGAGAATATCTCTGCAGTTGTGTCATCAGGAGGTAATCTTACTGCAACTAAGTCTTATCAGTACAAGACCATATTTTTCTGGACAGATGCTAGGGGGCAAATTCATAGAAGTGCTCCTTCAGTTGCAGTTACTAAAGACACCACATCTAGCAATAAAACAATTACTCTTACGATTCCCACCCTGCGTTTAACGCAAAAGGTGGGTGTGATTATTGAGGTCTACAGAACAACTGGTGATGGTACAATCTTCTACAAGGTAGGTTCCGTTGCAAACTCAACCTCTGCAGACTCAGTATCCTTTGCGGATGCAGGAGCAATCACTGACACGGATCTGGTTGCAAAGGAGCAAATCTACACCACAGGTGGGGTACTTGACAACATGGCCCCTCCCTCCTCTTTGGTGATTGCACCATACAAGAATCGTTTGGTCTGTGTGTCCTCAGAGAACCCTAAGAAGCTCATCTATTCCAAGAAGAGAACACCTAAAGCTCCAGTGGAGTTTACAGATGTCTTTGAGATTGTTTTGAACAAGGCACAAAGGGTGACTGCATTGGCAGAGTTTGATCAGAAACTCATCATTTTTGAACCAGACCAGATCTTTTACCTGACAGGAAATGGTCCCACAAACACAGGGACACAGGATGACTTTTCTCCACCTCAACTGGTCACAGGAGATGTGGGATGTCAAAACACCAACTCACTGGTTCTGATGCCTTTGGGTCTGATGTTTCAGTCCAAGAAGGGGATCTATCTTCTCAACCGTTCTCTGGAAACTGTCTACATCGGTGCAGACGTTGAAGCATATAACAACCTCACAATCACATCTGCAGAATTGATCGAGGATGAGAACCAGATTAGGTACTTGACTTCAGACGGGAGGTGCTTGGTCTATGACTACTACTATGGGAAGTGGAGCACTTGGACCAATCATCAGGGAGTGGGTGCAACCATCTGGAATGCAACGGGTGATTATGTGTACCTGAGAACAGATGGGAGGATCTTTCAACAATCATCAACAAGCTACAAAGATGGGAATGACCCTGTGGAACTATCTCTGACAACCTCATGGGTCAAGACCAGTGGGATACAGGGTTTTCAAAGGGTGAGAAAAGCCTTTGTGCTTGGTGATTTTAAGACAGATCACACCGTCAAATTAGAGGTGGGGTTCAACTACACAGACTACTTCCAAGAACGACACACCTTTGACTTCATTGATGCTCTGAGTGTTCAGGAGTATGGAGACTCATCACCCTACGGATCTGAGAGTTTTTATGGCAACTCTTCAGGTGTAGCAGATGGGGTGTACCAGTTCAGAGCACACATGGGTAAACAGAAATGCCAAGCAATTCGATTCCGAATCTCTGACATAGAAGAGGTCAATCCTGGGGAAGCCTACTCAGTATCTTCTCTGATGTTGGAGATCGGACTCAGAGATTCAGGAATGAAACTCCCACAACAAAAACTGGTGTAAGACATGACTCCACAGATGAACCCCGGTGGTCTCACGGATGACGAACTTCTGAGACTTGCAAAACTGCTCCAACAAACCAGAGGTGAGGGTCTCGCATTTATCAATCCCGGTGAAGCACAGATGCTCCGTGATGCAGGGGGATCTGGAGAACCCATCCCTGGAACTCAGGGGTTTGGAGTAGGTGGGGGGCCGATTCGGAGTTATCAAGATCCTGCTTTAGATAGTGGCTATGATGCAACAACTGAGGAAGGGGTTGATGACCGTAGTGCTTCAGAAAAAGCATTTGATGCAGCTAAGCAAGGTTATGATTATGTAACTGGTAGACCCTTAAATACTGGAGGTGACAGTTCTGACAATCGCACTCCCCCTCCACCTCCCCCTCCCCCTCCCAAATACTATGACAAGCTAGGCAGAGAATACTCCAGTATTGCAGACAGGGATGCTGCCAACCAACGGATTGATACTCAAAGAGCACAACTTGAAACTGCATTTGATACCCTCACTACAGACCAAGAGTTCGATACCC